ACAACACCTGAACCCAGAGTAAACGTATCCCCAGAACTACCCAGGGTTACTGTGCCGTTGTCAGCTATTGGTTCTATGTTTGTTGTTTTAATTGTTCCCATGTTATATTGCTATCCTATATCCATAAAATTGATTGTTAGCTGCTGAATAACCTTCATCACTACCTCTATCTTGAAAAGTTTCAATATGTATAGTATCTCCTACCACTAAATTCATTACAGCTGAAACTATTGCTGAGTTTGCAATACCTTGACCATCTGTAAATATTGAAGTTATAACTCTTGAATCATTTTTAGTTATTGCACCTCTTATGTTTGTTCCATTTGTACTAAAATTTCTATATAGTTGAGCGAAAATTAAATACTTACCAGCTTTTCCAGATGGGACAACAAACTGTTTATCGGTTGTGTTAAATGCACTATCTGAATCTAAAATTTCACTATCAAAATTCATTTTTGTCCATGTACTTGTTGCTACTGTTTGATCTGAAGATAATACTACAGAAAAAGCTGGAGCTACTTGACCATTCAAATTAGAAACTTTTGCACCACTTGCTAATGCAACAGTCTCACCACTTGCACCTAATGTAATGGTACCAGAACCTTGTGAACTTTGATGTTTAATATTATCTACAAATATATCGCTCATTATACTACCGTTAACGTTCCTTGTACTGTAACTGTTGATGTAAATGATACTGGACCACATAACATCATGTTGTCCGTTGCAGCAACTGTAATTGATTCTGAAACTGTTGCTAGGTTTTTATATCCACCGTTGATTGCAGAAATCATTCCTGCTTGAATACTGTTTTCTCCAGGGTTAATGCTACCTGTAGATTTACCTTGGAATACTACATAGATGTTTGCTGTGCCTGAAGGGGGTGCTTCTGTGAATGCTAAAGTGGTACCACCTGATATTGAATAAGCTGAAAATGGATCTTGTCTAACGTTTCCAACATAAACTTCTGCTTCTGCAGTGTTAGCAACGCTTTGACTTAATGTAAAATTGACAGTGGATCCATCACCATTGAACTGTTGAGAGTTCATGGTATTTAAATTTTGTTTCGGAGCGTTTCCTAAATAAGCCATGATTCCTCCTACGTACTAATTGCATCTATAAATGAAGCCCAAACGTCTAAACTAGAAGCAGTGTCCGACTGCACTTTTAGAACATCACTTGATTTCATTACTATTCTTGATCCTCCATCAATCAGTTCTAAAGAACCGCCTGATACGATTGGACAATTTTTAATTATGTAATAATCATTTGATCCGTCATTAATAAATACATCCACATTAATTGTAGATGTAGTTGTGTTTGCACAACGAATAGAAATAATTGCATCATCTGAGTTACTAGTATGCACCGTTGCTGCAGATGTTCCTACATTTCTTTGTATATATCTTTCAAAATCTTGAGCCATATTTCTCCTATAATCCTACTGCCATTTTAATTGCAAAAGCTTCACTTGCTCCTCCTGCAGAACCAAAAGTTACTGACCCACTACCATCAGTTTTAAGAACTTGGTCAGCTGATCCATCTGAAGTTGGAAGCGTGTAAGCTCCGTTTACATTTAAAGTACCTGTTGTTTGTATACCTGTTGCTATTGTTTCTAATTTTTTGGCATTTGTTGCGTTGTGGTAAATTTCAGTAGCTCCTCCTTGATTACCAGCTAAAAATCTATTTCCACCTGCAGAATCTGTAAGTTGTAAAGGGCCTTGTCCTGAAGAACCTCCTCTTATATAAAAGGCTCCTACATCTCCTCCGTCAAAATAAGAATTAGAACCATCGTGAAATAGCTGAATATCGTTTCCAGTTCCTAATTGTATTTTTTCGTTATCTGCAAAATTAGTATTATCACTTGCATCTTTTACAACTGATTTAGATGCAGGTAATGTACAAAATACATCCTTAGTCCCTGCTGAAAAATCAACTAAATTATCAGAATTAGATGAGGAAAAAACTTCCTCTCTTGAGAGTGTGTCTGTAGCAGCGTCTGTTACAGTACCTCTTCCAACTTCAAATTCACCTGTGCCTGTATTAACAATAGAATAATAAGTTTCATTTGTATTTCCAATACCTGCAACAAATCCCTCAAAATCTTGCACTGCTCCAGCAAGATCTAAAGTTCCTGTACCAGTAGTTGAACTAGTTTCTTTTACTCTGTCATTTAAAACAAGGGCCATTTAAATCCTTATGTTAATCTTAATATAGCAGCAGAAGTTGTAAATGCAGGAAACTGAATTGTAAATGTTCCTGCAGTTGCAGTTTTATCTCCACCAAAATCTAAAACACAAACAGCATCAGTAGTGTTTGAACCACCATCAGTTGTTGTATTATAAATTAACGCTCCTCTAGCTGTTAATGTAACTCCTGTAAAAGATAAATCAGCAAAGTCAGTAATTGCTACTGCTGAAGATACCTTAACTCCTTGATTGACAAGTGCTTTACCACCTGCAGTGTAACCAGATGATGATACTTCATTTGAAGTTGTGTAGTTTTCTGTTGAAGCACCTAATGATGCTGAATTTGTATACATTGCTAATTTATATGTATCAGATGATGTATCAAAGTCGTGTTTTCCTTGAAGTAATTCTTTTTTAAAAGAATTACAAATTGCGTTAGTAGTTATAGCCATAATATTTCTCCTTTAATTTTTTATGGTGATGGTGAAGGTACTTGAACTCTTGGTACCCCATCATCGTATTCTGCTCGTCTTCTTCTCCCCATTTGTTGGAGAGCAAAATTTTGTACACTTTCATTATACTTACTTTTATATAGATTGTACATATCCATGGGACCTTTGAGGTAAGCAAAAGCCTCTGTAAGAACCCCATCTAAAAGCAATCCTTGTTGGTATTCAGATAAATAGGTATTGTTTGTAGAAGTAAAATTAGGTGGAGTAATGACATAATTTAACTGTACTGCATAAGCTTGATCTGGAGTTGGAGCCACAACAATTGAAGCATCATCCCAATTTGCGTAGTATTTAGGTAATCCAGTTGTGTTGCTTCCGTTATACTCTGATATAAAACTAGTATCTCTTTTTTCTAAAAAAGTTCTAGCACTAGTAATACTAGTATCAGCGAATACTTGTAGAGATCTAATAACTAAAAAATCTGCAGGAGTAACTAAATATCTTTTATTTGCAGTGAATGATGAAGTTGCATATTTTCTCGTGTCATCATAATCAACTTGGCCAGCAACATTTAATTCTGTATTTCTTATAAATTGACCAATAATGGTGTCACTTAAAACGTTTGCATCTACTTCTGTATAATTTCTAACTTGTGTTAAAAAATCTGAATATGATATTGCCATTATGAAATACTCACAGTTACTGAATTAATTTGCATAGATATCTGTCTTCTTCTATTTTGTAATGATGGGTCTGCAGGAATCATTGATGATGTTCCTTGATTTAAAAAACCAAACTGTCCTGGTAAAGTTAAATTTGCAACACCAACTGTTATACCACCAGAATCAGCAATAGTTGTATCATTTGCTGCAACAGTTGTAGGTTGTTGAAATCTCATCGATCTTGTATTTTGTAAAGCTACTGCATCTGCCTTATGATAAGGGGGATCTAATTGTGGGTGTTTGGGTTCAAACTCTGATATGTGAACTAAAGAACCATTCCACTCTTTTACCATCTCTTTATAAGGAAATGCTTGTCCAGATCTATCTGAAATTGCTTTTGAATGTTTTCCTGTTGCGTAACTCATTAAGAGGTGCCTCCTAAATAAGTTTGAGGAGAAATGTAAACAGAAGTTCTAGAACCATCTTCATTAAGTGCTCTAATTAACTCATCCTCGTATAATTGTTTTAATAATTGTATTCTATCTGGTGCTCTTTTTTGTGATAAATAATATGCAAGGCCAGAACACATACAAGGTAAAAATCTGTAAGCGACATCAGCTGTTTTTGTAAAACCACCTGCATCTTCAATTCTATTAATTGTGTAAAATTTTAATGTTGTGTACGTTGTTGCATCAGGAGCTAAATATAAACTTATAGTTGGTGTTGTTTGTCTATCAACATAATATTGTGAGGGTTGTCCTGTTTGTAATTTGTTTGGAAGTGCAG